TCTGTTCCTGAATTAGCACATCTTACAACACCCTTGTATGATGTATTGTTTGTATCTGTACTGGTCTCATCCCTTCTGTTTGGGAACTCAAAATTTTCAGCTCCTGTTATTTGTTTTACGAAAGAAGCATTATTATCAGAGTCAAAAATAACAACTCCAAAACCTGTTTTTTCACCCCTCATGTTAGACTTGTACATAGCAGAGTTATATACATGTTTATGTCCAGGTCTTCCCATGTTTTCTATAGTAGGAAACACAAAATTACTACTTCCGTAAAACGTCACATCGTTGTCTATATTTTTAGAATCGTATCCTACATTCATAAGGTACAACCTTTCATTAAAATACCTTATTGACTTTGCTCTTCTAATAGAAGAATATGTGTTTGTTTGCTCTTCTAGGTCTAGTATTTCAGATCCAGAGAATCCAGCCTCAGCCCTATCAAGAACATCTATTACAGACATGTTTTCACCTATAGGAATACTAGCTATTATTTCAGAAACAGGAGGTGCTCCTATCACGCTTCCAGAGTTCCAAGAATCTCTTCTTAATTCTAAAAATGTAAATCCGTTTGGATTGTCGTATCTTATTTTTAAATGGTTTCCATATATCGTTGAAGAAGTAATGTCAGGCTGACTTGAAAAGGTTCTTGAATGCGGAAACTGAGGATCAAACTGATTGCTGTTGTTTCTGACAACAGGTATAAGCTCTGTTATAGGAGAGAATCCTGTTCTTTCTCCTGACTCATCTACAAGTCTGTATGAATATGAATAACTACCGACACACAGCCCTAAAGTACCCGCTACAAAATCATAACCTGTTGTTCCTGTTACCTGAGATATAAATGCTGGTTTGTAAAGTATTGCAGAAGGAGGAACAGTAAAGTTTTCTATATTAAAATCTAAAAAGTATTTAGGAGTACAAGCCGCCACTTCGCTTCCATAATCTAATCCACCGTTAAGCATAATGTCCTTCAATGAAAATACCATTGGAGGAGTGTTGTTGTTTGTTATGTATATCTCGCCTCCAGGACAGTTTTCGTTTTTGTCATATTGAAGCGGATGCTCTACATCTATAGGAAAGTTTTCGCTATATAAAACAATCTTGCCATTCACTCTCATAAATGGATACTTGTTGTTTATTGATGGTGTTTTAGATGCCCAAATCTCAACTATGTAACCATTTATTTCTTGAGCCATCATACAGTCGTATGAATCGTCTAAAGTTATAGAAGGAACGGTTAAGCATCTATTATCTACAAGTGGATATACAGAAGACTCTCCTTTTATCTTTTTCTTTGCAAAGTTATCCCCATCCATAGAAACACTACGCATGTTTAATGCATCAACATGGTCTCCATCTTTTGAACCTCCTAAGAACTCTTTGTTTTGATCTGAGTTTATTCCTTTTTGATATGTCTTAGCGTCTTGCTTATGGCTTTTTCTCATCTTTCTTTTTGTATGGTAGTTTTTTGTTTAGGTAATCTCTCCTATCTTCACAACCGCAATCATCACCTAAAGCAAATTTAGCGATTTTATCTATTGTTGTCGCTTTGAGTATTCGCTCTAAAGTATCTCCTACCCCTCTATCCTTCATTAGTATTTACCTCTTCTGCTTTTAGGCGAACTCTTTTTAGAGCCACCTTTACCTGCCCAAAGGTTCTTACAAGCCCAATAAGACGCTGTAAGCTTAGAAGTTCTAGTGCTACACTTGTGTCTAGCTTTGAATGATTTTCTAGCTGCAGATGAATAGTTATGTCCATACCCTTTCGCACCAAAGTGAATTATTTTTTCCCTGCCACCCTCACAGGCTTTAACCATTCTTTTTTTGCCTGGTCTTGTTGAACTTCTAGGCTTATTACAAGCCATTTTACTTTTATCTACTCGAGTTGCCATATTATCTTTTTTTACCTTTATGTAATCCGTGACTAGCGTGCTGCTTTCCTTTTCGCGTTGCAGCCCTTTTCTTTTTGTTAGCAGAGGCAAGCTTCTTTCTCCCTGATGCCGTACTCTTTAGTTTGCTTATAGTTTTGGAAGGTGCATAAACCTCTCCTGTATCTTTAGACTTTTTGCCGCTAGGGGTTCTCCATTTTTGCTTAGTCCATTTCTTTAAGCTATTCTTTGAAGACTTCTTTCCAGAATATCCTCCTCCTGCTTTTTTGTAAGCAAGAACAGCTAACTGAGCCTTACGAGCGGACCACTGTCCTGGCCTACCTCCTTTGCTTCCTGCCTTGATTCTAGATTTAATTCTATTCCAAAGCGCTTGATTTTTCTTTTTAGCTATAGCCATTACTTATGATACATTGAACTTATATACTCTTCCATAGATTCTTTTTCTTGAGAATCCATAGCTTTAATTCTTTTCCTTGCCTTGTTCCAGCTTCCGTTTCTTAAATCGTTTAATCTACTAAAAGAGTCGCTCCATAAGCTTCTAAATGTTCTTGGGTCTCTAGATTTCATTGCATTGTAAAATCTCTCTTCCACATAATCAACCACAGCTCTTTCAAAAAATCTGGGTATCACAGGCATGTCTCCGTTCTCTACGCCCATTCCGTTGTATACAACTCTTATATTGGCATACCCCTTACATGTTTCACTTAACATTAGCAATCCATTCATAACGTTGTAATAGTATTTTGGACCATAAAATCCACCAACGTTTCTATTGTATATTCTCTGATTTGGCTGAAACAAGTCTCCAGGATTACTTCCATCATCTTTCACTTTGGCGGTGTATCCTCCTCCGCTAGATGTGTTATTAAAAAGTCTTTTCCAGTAAACAACCTGACTGCTTTCTGGCTCGCATATAGTGCCGCTATAAAGATATATCTCTCTTATGTTAAATACGTTTTTAGGCATGGGTATTTGACATGACTCTGGAATTTCTATATCTTGTTGTATTTTTAGCCAAAAAGTATCAAAAGAAAGCTCTTGCATAGCGTCTTGTATTCTAGACACATACCATCCTTTAGAAAATCCTTTTTTATATTCAGCATCGTTAACAGTAGCTGTAACGTCTGCTAATATGTGGTCTATTGATACAAAGTCGTTAGCATTCATTATTTTTATTTTTTAGCGGTTTGAGGTAGCTTAGGTCTTCCTACGTAGTTTGGCGTTGGAGGTTCAGTTTCATCGGCTCCATCGTTTGTTGTTTCTTCAGGAACCATCATTATGAATTTACCTAACTGAAGGACACCTGTTATAAGGTCTTGTATGAGTTCGTCTGGAAGAGGTATATCTGCGTCTAAATCGCAAATCTGTCTAGGATCTATGCTTGATTTAACTGCTAACTCTACAGTTTTAACAGGGGCACACTCAACACCTAACAGGTAAAGCCTATTTACATCTGTACTGTCTGCCCTGTGACCTACTCTGTAAAAGTATGGATTCTTAGCGGAAGGCTTAGTGTACTCATCCATGTATAATTGTTGAACAGCTCCAACGCTTGTGCCTTGAAACCAAACCTGTGCAAACGCAGGACCTGCACAATCGCAAGTCTCTTCATTGTAAGTTATATATATAATACCTCCATTGTTAGGCAAGTCCATTACTTGAACGGGTAGGTCTATATACTTTCTTCCTTTTGTGTCTTCTTTTACCGCTACTGAAGAAAAGGTAGAGGTAAATAAATCAGAATTCGTTGCTAATTGATGCTGAACTCTAAGTTTGTTTGCAAATACAGATACCCAAAATAAAACTTGATTTATAGTAAAATCAGCATCGTCAAATGATGCGTATAAATTCTTTTGTATGTCGTATGCAACGTATCTGTATGTCATTTTATAATACTGTTAATAGTTGTTGTATATCGTTATTTGTAACTCCGTATATGGTTGTTTGGTCTCCTTGCTTGTAGGCTATGTAGTTTAGAGCCTTATCAAAAAGCAACTGAAATACACTGTTTGGGAAATCTATTTGCTGAGATAATGAAGTTATCTCGTCTGGTTTCTTAGCCCAAAAAACTGTAACTTTTCCATTTTTTACGGTAGGTCTTATTTCTATTTCCTGAGAAGTTTCACCCCTAGAAACACTTCTGTAGTTTATAGGCTGTAGATATGAATAAAGTTTTAACTCATCACATATTTGGTCTCCTTCGTATCCTGCTTCCGTAGGGTTAAACAGGCCGTCAGTCCAAGATTCAATACTAACTCTTTTACATGCGTTTAATGAAGACACATGTATTAAGTCACTCAAATGATAGCTTCTGGTGTTGTCTGGGGTTGCAGGAGGTGTGCCTCCATTAGACTCTGTTGTTGGTAAAGCCATTACAGCTAATACTGTCCATACCTCAGTAGGAAAAACATCTAAAGATACTCTAGAGGTGTTACTTGTACGAAACACCCCTGAGTACGATAATTCACGAAAAAACTCCTCCCCAATCTTATTTTCACCAAAAGCAGAATTAACAACGGCTGTAAGCCATTTCATCGCAGCGTTTATAGATGGTATATAATCCAAATCATCTCTATAGTGATCTGAATTTTCCGCATCTAATGCAAATGCTAATTGGTCTCTTAAAGATTGGGCAGTAAAACTCATTATGCTATTTTTCCTTCGGTTACACTTCTTCCTTTTTCATCAATCACGGCAGATTTTAATCTTTGATTAAGAATTCTTTCATGTTGATCTTGAGCTTTTTTGGCTAATATTTCAGAAAGCTCTCTTCTCATTTTTTCAGGACTCTGACTAACAGATATTCCTTCTTGTTTTGCTCTAGCCACAATCTGCATATCAGAAAGTCTAGCTAAAGACCTTTGAGCTTCTACCATTTTATGAGCCCACGAAGAATCTACATTCATAGCATTTTCCATGTTTTCATAAAAATAAATACCAAAGAGGCTATGACCTCTTAAATACTCAACAACTTGTTTAGACTGTACGCTTACAGATGACACAGAAACAACCTCTACTTCTTTGCCTCTTCCTGGTCTTTTATGTCTAATTAATGGTTTAAACTTAATTGGGTCTCCAAATGGAGGTAAAACTTCTTGACCTTTTCTTCTGTCGCTGTGTATAGAGTATCTCATGGAAAAAGCAAAGAATGTTATTGGTTTTTCTAACCAATCATCCTCAAGACCCTCAACGTATTCTAAATCTTCATCTAACTCTTCTTTTGCTTTGTGAAGCTTTAGTTTATCAATTTGATTCTTAAACTTGTTTGAAAGTTTTTCTTCCATTTCATGCATTAGCTTCTGAACTAATGATACAGGCATACTTTCTTCTTTTGTAGCCTCTGGTGCGCTAGTCGCCTCAATTTTTGTTTCTTGAGGAGTAGCGTCTTCTTTTTTGTTTGTTTTTTTTACTGGCATTTTGTTTTTTATTAAAAAGGGGAGGCGAACCTCCCCCTTATGTTTTTAACTATTGAGTTAATTAGATTAAGTCTAACCAAGCACAAGCTAGTGGGTTATGGAACTTAATACCCATGTTGCAGCCAACATAGACATCAGCATAACGCTTTGGAATACCATCAGCTAAAGCTAAAGTATCTCCTGAACGCTCACCCCATAGTTGAGTTCTCTTGATGTTTTTCATATCAAGGATTGTGATCTTGTTAGCCCAAGATGCTGGGAATGAAGCTGAATCCTCAAATCTCTTGAATGGTACAAGTACAATTCTAGAAGAACCAAGGTTAACTTCTTTCAAGTTCAACAATGCGATTTCATCATTTGGAGCGTAACGAGTTAACTCTTCTTTGTACGCTAAAGACAATTGTCTGTGTACAGTTGGAGTCATGAACGCCATACGAGCTGATCCGTAATCTCCATATTCAGAAGAAAGAACCATATCCTCAAATGCATCAACTAAAGTAGCTGTAGTTGCAGTTGTGTTAGGAGCGCCTGCATCAACCATAGCAGTGTAAACACCACCTGTAGTTTTAGCAACTGTTCCGTTTGCAGTTACAACCTGTCCTTTTTGACCTGCCCAAAAAGCATTTGATAAGTCAATTCGGTGTTGGTTGAACATTGCATTTCTTTCCATTTCTAGGAAGTTGTCAGTAGTTCCTAAGTTTTTCAACTTGTGAAGCTCAACTTCTGAGTAACGGATAGCTTTGTTAAACAACTGAACATAGTTGTTACGCTCAATAACTGAAGCACGGAAATACTGAGCAAAACCTTCAGAACCATCATAATCAACAGTTGAAACGTTAGCCAATACATCGTTTACAGCAACTGCTGGCAAAGAATCACCAGAGTAAGGAGCAACAACAATTTGAGATGTAGCAGAAAGAATATCAACAACATTACCTTTAGACCCATCAGGGTAAGAGATGATTGTGTTAGTTGAGATGTTTGCTACAGATGAAACAGTGATTGTCTGCTGTGCAGGAGCAGTAACTCCAGCTGAAATAACAGTAGCAGTTAAAGGCTCACGCTGATATCCCATTTCTTGATAGAAAAATTCATCAGAGTTCACTTGCTCTGCAGGAACCATGTTCATTAATTTGAGGTCCATGAACTGCTGAGGTGCAGCATCAAAGATTGCTCGGTTAGTCAGCTTTTGTACCAACAACGAAATATCGTGTCCGTATGTAGCTGCGTACTCAGAACCTACTGAGTTTATATTCTGGTTTGAAAAACCAGCATTAGGTGGATTATACAATGACATATTTGTCTTTTTTTGTGTTTAAAAATTTACTACTAAGCGTAAGGGTCTTTTTTAAACGCAGAGCTCAAGTGTCCAACAGCATCTAAATTCTTACCTCTCTGTTGGTCAGAAGATTTTTGACGCTTCATGTTTTTAGGACTGGAGTCTACAGTTCTTAAATTAGCCTTACTTTCACCTTTTCTTTCAGCTTTCTTTTCTGCGGCAGATAGGAGTTTTTTACCATACATAGCGTAAGCAAGCAACTCTGCTGCGTCTTCTTTGTATTTCCCATCTTTATCAACAAATATGTTATCAATATTTCCATCAACCAAGACTCTCTTAATTTTTGTCATTTCAGAGCGACTGAAGTTGGGATAAGCCTTACCAAGATTTTCAACGGAAAGAAGTGCGCTGTCTTTTTGCATTTGGTATTCCATTTGCTGTTCTTCAACGAATTTCTCACGTTCTCTTTCTTGTGCTTCCACATCTTGATTAAACATTCTTTTAGTTGTTCTCGCTAAAAGATTTACCTTATCTTCGAATTCTGAATCATCAATTTTTTCACGATTATAATCGTCAACTAATTCATTGTATTCATCTTCTAGATAATGCTGAACAAGGTTCTCTGCGTCTTGATCCCTAAAGGATTCAGAGAAGTCCAGTCTTTCGTTTGAATTAAAAGCTTCAGAATAATCATCTCCATTAGCCCACATTTGTATGGCTGCTTTTATTTCATGAGGCATGGCTTGAAGGTCAGAAGATAAAGCATCATACTCTTTAGATGCTGAAGCTCCCTCTTGAGCTTGATTTCTCCAAGTATCTACAGAATTAAAAAATTTAGAAGGGTCTTTAATTCCAAATTTAGATGAAATCATATCAATCATTTCACCTGGAACATCAAAGTCCACAGAAAATTCTTTTGACTTCTTTTTTGTTTTAGATAAACCAAAAGTGTCATCTTCTTCTACTTCTTCTTCTACTTCTTCTACTTCTTCTTCTTCTACTTCTACTTCTTTTTCTACTTCTTCTTCACCGCCTACCTGCTCTTCTTGGCCCTCAAGAGAACTCATTAGGTCTTTATACTCAGCAGAGTTTGCAAATTCTGGGTCCATCTTAGCCAATGACTCAAGTTGTCTAACTTGGTCTTGCATTTCTGCTGTAACATCCTCCATTGGAGTAGCAGATTGTGCTTCTTGGTTTTCAAGTCCTTCTGATGCTAACTCGACTTCTTTTTCGAATTCTTCACTCATATTACTTATTTATTTATTCAAAATTACAAAATTAAACTATTGTCTATTTTTTATCTCTTCTCTTTCTAGTTTAGATTGTTCTTTTAGTGCTATTTCTTGCATTTTTTGCTCATGCTGCGTGTCCATCATTTCAGCTTGAGCCATTTCTTGCTCTTCTTGAGTTTGTTGCATTTGTTGCATAGCTTGAGCTTCTTGCTGTTGCCCTGCTGAAACTCCTTGATTTTGAGCCTGAGCAGCTTTTTGCTCTGCCATTAATTTATCAGCTTGGAATTCTCTTAATGATTTAGCCACTCTTTCTGGTGTTGCTCTGCCAAGTAGATTGGAGAAAGTAGGCGCATCTATTAATCCAGCCTGTAACAAAGTAAATAACAATTGATCTGCAGCTTTTTCTGCCTGTCCTTTTGACTCTGACCTGTCAACAAAAACTCTATAGTCTTGAAGTAAGTCATCTTCCGTTATTGTTATTGTTTCTAATCCTTTATCTCCAACCATCATTGCTAGCCTTCTGGGGTTGTCAAAATAAACAGCCTTTCCTACTGTTGACATGTGCTCATAAGCTTGTTTTAGTATAGATGTTAATGCCCAATAAAACGGCTCTTGAACTAAAGAACCTCTTTGTATTTGAGCTTCAACAACACCAACTAATACATCTCCACCCCCTTGAGTTCCTGTCATTGCTTCGTTAACACCAGTTACGTCTTGTATAGATTGCTGAACAGACTGTATGACTTGAAACATTTGAAGTGTTCCACCTCCTATATTTGTTCCATACGTTCCTATAGCATTTTGAACAGAGCCTACTCTATCAGTGTCTACAAATATAGGTTTTGAAGAGTTTATGTTTCTAACAACATCAGATTCAGCATCTCTATCATCTACTGCTGATTTTGATATAACAGTACCAGTTCCTCTCATGTTAGCCATTTGAGATTCAACAACAGATATTGTTCTGTTTAAAAATCTTTGAGGGTCTATAACATCATCTAAAGGTGTCAAAACCTCTCCTCTATCGTAAACCCATGTGTAGCACTTGTAAGGAAATTTAACATTTGCAGGATCGTACAAGTTTTTTTCTTGATATGGCATAACACCAAAATCCAAAACTACGTCTCCCATTTCTTGACCTATTTCCTCTTGAGGTATAAATATGCAGAACCTCATTATGTCTACATATATTTTATGCTTTTTCTTGTCCCCCATATCTTCTTGATGCTTGTCGGTTGGAGGCTTTATTAGGTCTTTATCTGTGTAGTCAGAGTCAGGATCATTAATCATTGTATAGAATGGATACCCATATTCATCTTCTACCCACCCATATTCTCTCTTTTCTACATCTTTCCAATACACCTCATAAACGGGTATTTTAGAACCAGGCACAGTATATACATTGTTTACAAACTTGTGCATGGAGTTTTGACTGTTTACATTTGAATAGTTTTCTATAGCTTCTCTCTCTTTCTTGGAAAGGTTTTGATATCTTTCAAAGATACTAGGGCTATCCATATAGTACCACTCAAACATATATTCAGCATCTGAAAGGTCTGGCTTTTGAGCAGACATGTCCCATCCAAAAAACAAAGGATTTATACACTCTGCATCGTATATATCATTATTCTCAAAACCTTTGTATATACCCATTCCGCATAACGCAAGGTTCCTTGAAAGCTGAACCTTAATAGACTCTAAATCAACATCTTCAGCAATAAAGTTTAACAAGTTGTTTATTGATTCTTCATAATCCCCAACAAACATATTCTGAAAGATTTCTTCAGTCTCTAAAGGGTTATCTCCTATTGGGTTTTCATTTTTTATCTGATCTTCAAACTCTGGAAACTCCTGAGCAATAATTTCTGCCCTTTTTATTTTAGCTAAATCTTCTTCTCTTTTATTTATAACAAAGTCAGATATACAAGATGCTTTTGCCGTGTAGTCCATTCGTATGGCATTTCCTACATATTGCTGAACCATTGGCTTAATTACGTTTTTCGTCCATTTAAGTCTGTTCCTAACATCTCCAGACTCATCCAAAAAGAAAGACTCCACATCTTCGTCAAATATCCATTGACCATCACCACCTTTAAAGAAAGACCAATTAACCAGACACCTGTTTATATACCTTCTGTATATATAATTATCCATGGTAGACAAACAGAACTTAGCATAGTCACTATGGTATTTCTTGTCTTTTTTTGATTTTAGCTTGTTAGGTCTTATCCTATTCGTGCTGAACATGTAACTCATAGTATGTCATTAATTTTTACAAGAACCTCTTTCTTGGTCTTTTTCTCAACAGTTTTAGCACCATAAGAAGTCTCTAGCGTTTTAACCATATCAGGAAGTTCAGAATGAATCTTAACAACCAGGTCGGTATATTTCTTTTTCTCATCAATGTCCATTGTTGCAAGCGTAGTATTGTCTACAATAATCATATCATTAAGCACTTCAAACATGTATTGACTCATAAGCTTTGCTCTCAGCCTGTACTCAGGATTAAAAAGCTCCATTTTTCTTATACCATTTACAAGATGATCTGGCATTTCGCCATTTAACACACCTTGTAGGTCTTTCCTAGAGCTATAACTCTTTCCGTATACTAATTCTAAAGCCTTTATAAGTCTTTTTGCTTTGTCTAGTTTGTATATTGGGCTTGTTCTATTACCTAAAAACCAACAAAGTCTTACTTCTTTTACCTTTAACGCTTTAAACTCTTCTATTTCAGCTAGTTCTGGGTACTCTATCCTTAAGTCTCCATCCCTGTCTAAACCGAAAAGAACAATGTCAACTTCTTTTCTTGCCATAAAATTAATAAAAAAATAGGGTAGAGGATTTTACCCCTACCCTACAAATATAATTAAAAATTAATTACAGTGCTGGACACCCTAGGTAGTCAGCAACAGGAGTGTGACTTCCATTAAGGAATTTAGTAATAACTGTTACAGCAGTTCCCGTACCTGCATCGTCTTGCTTTAGATATACTAAAGAGATAGCAGGAAGAACAGCTTGAAGACCGCTAATCGCGTTACTTCGAGTAAATTTTCTGTGTTTAACAATAAATCTGTCATAACCAGCAGCATCAGCAACAGCAGCGCTAATTCCGTAAGCTAAAACTTCAGCCTCAGTTCCAACAGGTGCAACAAATGCAGCATTGTCTGCAAGAGTAGCTCCAGCAGGCGCAGTAATTTCTAATGCTCCAGCATCAGCAGATAAAGCAGTAATTCGAACTACATCTCCAGCTTCAGCAGAAGCAGTAAAGTAAGCTCCTGGATCAGCAGCAATAGCAGCAACAAATGAAGCCTGAATTTCAGCAACAGTAGCTGTTATATCTGAAGAGATATTGTAAGTACGAGTTTGATAAATCGCACCAGTCTCACGACCACCGCCAAAGAAATTCTTTACGTTTGGAGCAGAAACAGTAAGAGAATAAACTCTATTGTTAACTACTGTAATACCTGTAAGGTCAACGTCTACAGAATGAGCAGTACCAGCTGTGAAATCAGTTTGGTCAAATGCGATTAAATCACATGCTCGAATAACTAAAGAATCAGCTCCAGCCTCATCTTTAATAGTAATTGTACCTGCAGACATTACTGCATCACCTGCTCCAGGTGTGTTTAGAACAGTAACAGTATCTACGCTACCGATTCTAGGAAATTGATAATTAAAAGCCATTTTTAAAATGTATTATACACGGACATTGAGTCGGTGTTGGTTTATATTAAACCATGCACAGTGCATAGCGTTACAAATATAGATGTTTTTTAAATGCAAAATTTTAAGGAAAATACACTTTGTTAATAACTTTTTTAGAGAAAACTTTTTTTTCTTTTCTTTTCTTCTTTTTTCTTTTTCTTTCTTTTGGTTCTTTTCTTTCTTTTTCTTTTTTCTTCTTTTCTTTTGTTTTTTTTAAAAAATGTACTATATTTGTTTCAACATTAGAGTTGGTTGGTCGTTGGCTTTTTTATTTTACTTTAAACCCCCTTGTATTCTCTATCCAGTCCAACCATACAATTATACTTGGGGGTTTTTTAAAATTTATGTATGGAATTATGGACAGTTTTAGAGTTGTGTGTGTTAATGATAATGCTAAACCAAATGGTTTTATTGGAGAGTGGATTAAGAAAAATGAAATCTACACAGTTGTTGACGCAAAGAACCTAGCAAGACAAAGAATGACGCTTGGGTATAAGCTTGCCGAGGTAAATATATCTGAAGGATCTAAGTTTCAATATTTTCTTTCTAATAGATTTAGACCTTTATCCGATGAGGATGAAATGATGGAAAAAGCATTAGAAGATTTAATGAAAGAGGTAGAGGAGGTTGATTTAATATGATTGATTCATCTATATTAAAAGAACTAGACAAGTTTAGAGATATAATATTTAGAGAACGCTCTCACACTTATTTTTACAGAGAGAAAGAGTGTACTTCGGTTACTTCTATTGTTGGACAGTATCAAAAACCATTTGAGTCAGAACTCATAGCAACTAGGTATGCTAAAAAACATAACATACCCGTAATTCAAGTGTTAAAAGACTGGGAAGATAAAAGGGATTCCGCTGCATTTAAAGGAACACACGTACATGCTTACGCTGAATATATATTTCAAAGCAAACTATACGAAGACCCTCAGTTGTCTGAGGTAGATCCTAATCTTTTAAGCTTTGTAGATAATTTTTTTAACGACACTAAAGGAAAATTAATACTTGCTAAAGCAGAACTCGTTGTTGGGGATTATATCTTAGGTATATGTGGCATGGTAGATAAACTTTTCTACAATGAAACTGCCAATGAATATCAAATATGGGACTATAAGACTAATAAAGAAATAAAAGACCATAATCCTTATGGCAATAAGCTAATAAATGGATTAGATCATTTAGATGACTGTGAAATGACAAAATTTAGCCTTCAGCTAGGTATATACAAACACATAATAGAAAGAAACACCAAAATAAACGTAGGAAATTGTTATATTTGTTGGTTAAACAATGATAAGAACGAAAATTATGTTACCATCCCTGTTTGGGATTTAGGAACAGAAGTAGATTTTATTATGAAAGAATTGGAAAATACAATAATGTAAATTGAGTACATCTTCGTCATACTCTAGTAATAAACTTTCACAAGTAATAGGAGACGAAACTCAACATTTTATTGCTAAGTCTTATATAACTCCAATATTTGAATCCACTAGATACATTACAGAGTATCATCTTTATTGGTATAATTCTAATAAAAATTCATTTGAAGATGGACATGGATATACCAGAATGTCGTACAAAAAAATGAATAAAAAAGAAATGAAGCATTTCTATTCTATAGAAGAACAGTACGAGTTAGTTAAAGAAAACCAACACGGTTGTGTTTGGGAGAATAAAAAACTAAGATTTGATAAATCAAAAGTTATACTATCTCAATTTCAAATAGAATGGTCTACTTTTCTTTTGGAGGCGCCAACTCTAAAGTAGCAACTCTTTCTTCTAAGTTAGAAACATGATCTGAAAGTTTAGACAAAACATCAAAAATTTTATCGTTATCTTCTATAAACTTACTGTTTAATGAAAATCTATTTTCATGTTTAGCAGACCCTCTAACCCTTGCTTTTGCTTTCTTTTCGTATTCTTTAATTTCAGTATGTTTTTTAAAGTCTACCGACTCTTTTTCTTTTTCTGCCATTTTTTATTTATATTATTGTTAAAGTTGTTCCGCTTGGAATTGTTAGTGTAGCTCCAGAGCATAGAGTTAACGGCCCAGTATATTCTACAGTTGAGTTTTCAGGTAAAAGTATATTACCCTCTAGACAGCTAGTTATTCTAAACCCATTTACATACATTGATGCACCCTCAATTGCTTGAAGGAGATATCTAATGTCAAAGAACATATTATTCTCATTGCTGTTTGAGTTTACTTGAGGTTTAAAAAATGATTTCTGTATATACGACATTTTATTTTAGTTTAGATTCTATTAATTCAATTTTTTCACTTATTTCCTGCATTGCTTTAACTATAATTGGTAAAAGCCTACCATAAGAAGCCTCTAACTTGTCAGGGTTTGATTCTGAAACCAAATTTAAAGTGTCAGCGATATCAGTTTCTTCTTGAGATTTTTTTAAGTCTTGAGCTATAAAGCCAAAATCTTTAATGTCTTTTTTACCTTTTTCACCTCTTTCATCCCAAATAAACTCTACAGGTTTTAATCCTTTAATAAAATCAATACCAACACCTAATGTTTTAACTCCTTTTTTATCTCTAGCGTCTGATAGAGATGTGATTGTATTTACATTACATCTAAGTGAAGATATTTGATTGTCACCTAATGTTATTGAGTTTGCAGATGTTGGAGTATTTGCTTCAGCTTCATTTCCTATTACAATATTATTAAATCCTGTTGTCATTTCTGTACCAGCAAATCTTCCTATTATTGTGTTGTTTGACGCTGTTGGAGCTCCTGCTGACTCTAGGTTCCTTCCCGCAGAAATACCTATTGCAATGTTGTTGCTTGCCTTTGTAATGGGAGTGCTATTTGTTGTGAACTTCATACACCCCGTTCCAATTGCAATATTGCTTGCTAAATCAAGAGCGTTGCTTAGACATTCTGAACCAATAGCCATACCAGAAGCATTAACCGTTTGAGTTACACTTCCAGCATTAGCTCCAATTATAACAGCGCCAAAAATATCAACTCCAGAGTCATAAGGTCCAATATTTACGGAACCAAATGAGCTTGCCTCTGTTGATCCTTTTATTTTTAGACCATTGACGTTTACTTTTTCTGCGGCCTGTGGATTTACAATATCTACATTAATTTCGCTCATCTTATTTTATTTTTTTTTTAATTGTTCTATCTCTGTTTTTAGCTCTGCTATTTCTGCAGATAGTTCTTGCATTGCCTTAACCATGATTGGCAAGAGTCTACCATAAGAAGCTTCTAGTCTATCGGGGTTTGATTCTGAAACTAATCCTAAAGTTTCAGCAATATCTGTTTCTTCTTGAGACTTCTTTAAATCTTGAGCTGTAAATCCAATATCTGTGATACCTTTCTTACCGCCCTCTGCTCTTTCATCCCATTCAAAAGTTACTGGCTTTAGTCCGTTTACAAAATCAAGACCAACAGGTAACTCTTTAATATCCTTTTTATCTCTTTCATCAGATAAAGATGTAATTGTTTGAACAGCGCATCTTAGGCTGAATATTGAACTATTACCTAGAGTTATGGTGTTTATGTCAAATGCGTTAGCTGGCTCTGCCTGATTACCTATACATATATTATTGTATCCAGTGGTTAATGTTGTTCCAGCAAACCTTCCTATTAATGTATTGTTTGAGCCTCCACCTGGTATAACAGGGTCTCCTAAATTTGCTCCAACTCCAACCCCTATACAAACATTGTTTCTTGCTCCTCCATTAGTAGATGTGTTTGCTGCTGAAGTCATGCAGTTAAAACCTATAGTAATGTTGCTAGCAAGGTTATCTGCGTTTGGAAGGTTGTTATCTCCAATAGCTATACCTGACCCTGAGTTTTCTATAGTTGCGCTTCCAGCATTAGCTCCAATTATAACAGCACCAACTATGTTTGCACCGTTATCATTTGCGCCAATATTAACAAACCTAGTAGCTTCATCCCCTTTGATTCCTACTCCTCCAACAAGAACCTTATCTACAGTTCTTGGGAATATTTGGTCAACTTTTAATGGATCTGTTATCGAAACGTCTCCTGATGATTCACTACTTATTTCATTTACTTCTAAAGGCATAATTTATTTTTTTTCTAATAATTCAATTTTTTCACTCATTTCTTGCATGGCTTTAACCATAACAGGAAGAAGTCTTCCGTATGTAGCTAAAAGTTTTTCTGGGTTCTTGTCGTCAACTAATCTTAAGTGATCGGCAACACCATGCTTGTCTTCAGCTTCTTTTAAGTCCTGGGCTAAGAATCCACAGTCCTTTATATCTTTCTTGCCGCTTTCTTTTCTTTCATCCCAGATAAAATCAACAGGCTTTAAGTCCTTAATAAAGTCTAAACCTGCAGATATTTCTTTAACATCTTTCTTGTCTCTCTTGTCAGATAAAGCAGTAATAGTATTTACACCTGCATATATTTGAGTTTGAGTTGAGCTACCTATAACTACGGTGTTGCTTACATCTGACATTATATCTTGCCAATCTAAATCTCCAGCCGCTAAAACAATATTATTGCTTCCTGTCAATAGAGCTCCTGCATCACTGTCTCCAGCTGAGCCAGCGTAATTTCCAAGTAAAAGGTTAAAACTACCTGTTGTAAGCCTTGATCCAGCCTTAGAGCCTAAAGCTGTAACCTTACTTCCTGTCGCAGCTTGCAATGATCTATCTCCAATACCTACCATGTCAGGGCTGTCTATTACTAGACCCGCATTAGTACCTATAGCAATAGAGCTACCAAGAAATGTAGCATCCTTACCAGCAAGCGGTCCAATACATACACCATCTACGGCTTGAACAGCATTTTTCCCAGCATCTGCTCCAATCATCACAACTCTTCCAACACCAGACGCTTCAGAACCTGCATCGTGACCTATTACAACGTTTGAACCTAAAGAAACATTGCCAGTTGAATTTAGTCCAGATACGGATGATCCTATAATTACATTCTTGCTACTATCTATAGCAGATGCATCAGTTCCAGACCCTGTTTGCAAAACAATATTATCACTACCCGTTTGTATTCCATTTACAGGAGTGTCTCCGTTTGAACCTGCGTAGTTGCCTATAAGTATGTTTCTGTCTCCAGTTGTTAGCTGTCTTCCTGATTTTGCACCTATACAAACATTAGTTGTTCCAGCAGTAATTGAACCTCCTGATTCGCTACCTATTGCCACGTTTAATGCTCCATAAGCATCAATGCTTTTTAATGAATTAGAACCTATAGCAACATTTTGATCATTTCCCTCTAAAGGACTTACCGCCCCCTTCATCGCTCCATCTCCTATTGCAATATTTCCTTCTCCGCTGTTGCAATTTTCCAAAGCACTATTACCGACAGATATATTGTATCTACCATCTGTAGTGTTTTTTTGAGATTCACTACCAATAGCTACATTCCCCTTTCCAGTGCCAGCAGATGTTAACGCATCATGTCCAAAGACCAAACTTGAATCGTCTAAAGCAGCTCCACTAGGAGCAGGAATTATTCCAAATCTTGCACCTTCAGTTGCATCTGCTTCAGAGCCTACTGTTATTACTGGGTCTCCGTTAGGGTTTAAATTGTTTACATTTATTGTACTCATTTTATTTAGATTTAAGCTCTGCTATTTCTGCAGATAGTTCTTGAATTGCTTTGACTAAGATTGGAAGAAGTCTTCCTGGAGCTGCTGTTATCTTATCTTCAAATGCAGTTTCGTTTACAAGTTTTAACTCTTCAGATAGTCCATATTTTTCTTGAACAGCCTTTAGCTCTTGAGCTATAAAGCCGCAGTCTTTTGATCCATTTCTTTCAAGATCCTTGTCTCTAGCGTCCCAAATAAACTCAACGGGTCTTAGGTCATTAACTAAATCTAGTCCTGCCGTTACCCCTCTTATTTCTTTTTTATCTCTCTCGTCAGACAAAAATTGAATTGTTGTAGCAGAACAGAATAAATCTGTAGTATTTCCATCACCAAGAAGAATGTGATTGTCTATAGGGTCAGTAACATCTAGTCCGTTTGTACCAATAAAAATATTATTGCTTCCTGTTTTCATGCTTCCAGTGACAGTGTTACCACCAGTTCCTGCCAACCATCCAACAAAGACATTTTTTTGACCACTGGTTAGTAAATATCCAGCTTTTCTTCCTATGATTGTATTTTTTGGCCCTGGTGCTAAAGCTGCACCAAAAGAACCTGCTGCCATAGCTTCTGCTCCTACAATAGTGTTCTCACTACCACCTATTCCAGATCCAGCTTGAAGCCCCACAGCTGTGTTCCAACTTCCAACTCCAGCGCCAGGAGTATCATCTCCCTGAAGAGCTCTTGCTCCAACAACTGTATTTCCAGTTCCTTGGTTTCCTCCGTGAGCTAAATCACCTACAGCAGTGGTTGCTTTGGTTGCCTCAATTAATTGGCCCTTACCAACTCCAACTGAATTTGATCCACTAAATCCATTGGTTTTAAATTTTAAATCTAAATCGTTTACTTTAGTGTCTTGTGGATTTGATACGTCTCCACCAAATATTTCGTTATCTCCTACGTATAAAGGCATGTCTTTTTTTTAAAAATTTTACATTACAAATATATACAATATTCTAATTGATAATTTTTAGAACTTTTCCTGTCTCCGCATCAACCCTTGCAAGTTTCATTCTGTAATTAGTCTCTTTAGATTGTATATATCTAGTTGTTACCTTATTACTTCCCTTTGTTGTTTTAACGTTTTCAGGTTCGTATCTAGCGTGTGCTTGTGCATTTATATATGCAAATGTTACTGCAAATATAGCATCATCATAGTCATATCTGGTGTCTGCCGCTTGATATCTAGTTTGCCTGTGACTTGTAGAGCTTTTTAAATCTTTTTCAACAAAAGTCTTTAATTGCTCCCATATCCAAGGAATATCTATGCTTTCAGCGTATGTCTCTAGCATCTCTTCTGTCTTTGCTATTATTCTTGGGCCTGTATTGGCTTTATTAGATATACCAAACCATTTTCCAGACCTTATTTGCAAATACTCTGGCAACTGAGCCATAGCGGTAAATTTATTTCTAAAACCATGTATTTCTTGAAAGTCAAGATGCATGTCTCCAATATTATTCTCTATAAGCTCTTTAACACCACCTCTTTTTTGTTGGTCGTAATAAAGACTTTGAAGTAACACTTGTAGATATGTTTGTTTAAACTTTCTGTCCCTATGAAAAACAACAGAAGATACAGAGTTCGTATATGAATCCCATATAGCACTACACATTTTAGAATGTCCTGTTTCTGAGTTAATCGGGTCAGTCCCTTGATACCATCTATTCTTCCACACTTCTCCATTTGGAGGGTGATGAATAATTACAGCTGACGTACTTATATCCTCTCTACCTTTTGTAGGTATCCATTCTGCACCAACTATTCTATGAGTAGTTATAAGGTCTGGAGTTGGTTGAGATTGATCTAGTATGGGTTCAAAATATCCATACTCAATTGGAACGTCTTTACCGTATATATCGTTTAGTCTTTGATTGCATAGACTTATAGGAACTAAAGTTCTTGATTTACGCAAGAACATATCATCTACTGTTATTGGATAGTGTTGATGAAACTGAACCTTTGCTATTTCTCCTTTTTTTGTCCCCTCTAAAGCCAGGTATGCTTTTCTTTCGTTGTTTATATGTGCGTCTGTTACTCCTCTCCTAGCATAAGCGTTAAAAAATAATGGTATAATCCCGTACTCATAATTACCTTCTTTCCATTGTTTTAGGCACATTTTAAACTCAGATTCAAATACAGACCCACCTTTATCCATCTCACCTCCAGTTCCCCAGGCCATAAACTGCTGCTGCATGGTCATCTTTCCTGTATCTGGATTGTACTTAAATAATGCAGGTCTACCCTCACGCATCATCTCACCGAATATATCAAACAGACCTATCTCATCTACAAATACTGCAGATGGAGAACCACCATTTATTGCGTCTACCTGTGGGCTATCTACCTGGAATCTTGATGCTCCCCCTTCGTCACGACCCTTCTTTTGACCTTTTTTGTCAAATGACATAACCTTGTCTGTCCAGTTCTTTACCTCCTGAGCTATATGTTCTGGAATCTTTGTATATGTCCATTTAACTTTATCCCGAAATATCTCTATACCTTTTGACTCTGAGTGCGTAACAAATTTTATAAAGTATGATTTGTTTAGGTTTACTCGCTTCATTCCTGCAAGGCACATAGTCGTTGTAAAACCAATCTGACGAGCTTTGCCTATCATAAAAGAATACCCACAATCAAATAGAAATAATAAAACCTTCTGAGCTTCCCAAGCTGAGTATTTTAACATACCTCCTTGAGACTTGTCTTCTTTTATAAATCCATACTTGTTACAAAAGTATAGGGTGTTGTCTTTACATCTCTGAATCTCCTCAACGAGCCAATCATACTGATCTTCTTCGTTGTCAAAATCCATGATGCTAGATTTGTCTTTTAGCCAATCTTCGGCTTGGTCGCAGTAAAGACTAAAGGGCTTAAATTCTTTTTTATTCTGCCACCCAGAGTTAATACTATCTATCCAGTCTACAAATGATTTTGGATACTGAAATTCTTCGTGTGATGGCTTCCACGCCTCCGTGGGTATATGCCCTTTAATCATAACGTCTTTGTTGGTATGAATCATATTTTAATATTTATCGCATGAGCACTTGCCCTTACACTTTTTACATTTCTTTGATTTTCCTGCCATATCTTTTCCGACAAGAATAGCCATCATTGCTTTTCCTCTTTTTTTCATTACTTCTTCTTTTTAGCTTTAGCAGCTTTAGCTTTTTCTTTAGCAGCCTCAAGGATTGCCATGAACTTTTCTTTTTTGCTCATTTTTTTAGAGCTTTTTTTCTTAGGTGACATTTTTAAATTGTTCATTTTGTTGTTACCTGGTTTCATTTTTCCGTATGCCATTGTTTCTATTTATTTTATTTTTTAATCATCAAAACATCTTCCGCCTTGTCCAGGATGACAGCCTGGAGATGGATTCTTACTTCTTCCTCCTCTTCCGCCTCTTTTGTATCTGCCCTTAAACGGTTTAAGTTTTATCTTTTTATTTCTTTTGTTTTTGGGCGGTTCATTATTTTTCTCTTCTTCTTTTTCAGCTCTAATTACTTCTCTATTTGATTTTCTTTGAGCTCTTTTTTTGCTTCCGTAAAACTTTTTTCTTTCTCTAGATGTAGAGCCTTCAGGAACCCCATCTATTTTATCTACAAGAAATTGAGCTCTTGACATAGCAGCCTTAGTCTCTTCCTTACTGTATTTTTTTTCTTCTTTAGGGGTTTCTTCTTTAGGGGCTTTTTCTTTAGGGGTTTTTTCTTTAGGAATGGGTGTTATCTTTTTAATAATAACATCGCCTCTTCTGTTGACTCTCTTTTTTACACGAGATCCATCTTCGTTTTGAACGACTTCCCATCTTTTCTTTCTACCACCTTTTGCTGGACTTAACATGATACAAATATAAACGTTTTTCTTATATCAATCTTTGAGAGTCTACCCACTTCTTTATAACGTCTTCTCCATTAGTCCTCCCTCTTTCTATTCCAAGCGTCATTATTCTTCCGCCTACAGGCTTTACAGGAGCCCCTCTTTCTACATGCCACCCTTTTGACCCATCTCCATACTCTTCTTTGTATGTACCCGTAATCATAGAATGAATGTATTTATGCTGAACCCTATATCCTATTTTAGGGCTTTGGTCTAAATCCTCTCTTACATCATTTCTCGCAGAGTTTTCGTGTATATGACCCATAGTAAAGACATCGCAACCCTCGTACATTTCTAACGCCCTAGTCAAGTTAAGAGCCCCCTTGGTTACAACACCTCCACCACCTGATCCATGAAAGTATTTTACTTTAAAAGGAAATAATTTTTTATTCCATTCTCTTTTGACTATGAGCCAGCCACCGTAGCCGCCTGTTTGTACATTTGACTTACATTCGTAATTCAATATATCAACAAACCTCTGCAAGATGTCAGTCTCCTGCCACTTGATGATAGCCGTTTCATGATTCCCGTACCCAAGTACGGTCAATATGTCGGCATAGGGTTTGAAGAACGCTACTGCCGTTTCTATAATAGAGTCTAGGTATTTAGCGTTATTATGTTCTGGGCGTATATCGCTTTTATTTGCACGTCTATCTCCTTTACCTTGCATCAAGCAGAAAAAGTCTCCGTTAACCATAACAGGTATGCTATGGGTTTTGCAGTAGTTTAAGTGTTTTTTTAGTAGGGCCCAATCACATTTAGGGTTGTCCCAGTGTATGTCTGATAGCATGGCTACCCTTTTTTGACCTGCATCTAAAATTAATTCGTGAACATTGCCACCGTGTTTAATCAAGTTCATATTTGTTTGTTTTTATAACGTTAAGATTTTCATCTCTCTTCGGAAGCTTGTCGTACTCCCTTACGGAGAAAAACATCTTTTTTATGGTACCCTTGTAAAAGTATATAGGATTAACCATGTACGTTCTTCTGTTCTTGTGTTCGTGGTATCTTATTGCGTCAATCCCGCATAGTTCCTTTATAGATGCCATTACGTACCGCATATTCATGTCGGTACATTGTTGTATATCTCTAAGGCTATAGTTTTTAACTATGTTGCCGTATGACATTTGTTTTGTAAAAAATCTTACCATTCTGTTTGACGATGGCTTAACTGAATCAAGCATGTCCACCGACTCCATAAAGGTAAGCATATACCTGGTTCTTTTCTTTTTAAGCAGCTGACTAAGTATTATATCTGTTTCATCAGAATACCCCTGAGCTATCGGCACGAAATCTCCATGCTTGTCTTTGTGGTATATAACCTTGTCATCTCTTTTCTTGGACACGAACCTATCCGCCTCCATTAGCAGCAAGTCATAGACTATGCTATTTTTTTCTCCTGTCATTAATTAATTTTTCTATGTTTAACTTAACCTTTTTGAGATGCGATATGCTCTCTTTGTGTTTGGTATGCTCATAGTAGATTAGTCCATTGATAGCCCTAGCGAATTCAACAACACTCATGTTGCCTTTCATTTTATTACAGTCGCCACAGCATGGTACTTTATTGGAGTTGCTTAACTTGCCGCCCCTTGACTTAGGGAACAGATGGTCTACAGTTCTGCTGTATTCATCTAGCTTGGTCTTACAATAAGCACATACACTTAAATCTACGCCTTTTTTAGATAGCATACGCAAATATACTAAAAAAATATGACTTTGTTAGCACTTTTATAGAACAACTTGTTACCACTTACGACACAGCTCTAACCCCCATAGAATCTAGAAAGTTGTAAAAAACGCCCTATATATGTTTATCACTAATAGGATTAGCTAGAAAAATGAATGTAGTTCAACGGATCATGGAGCTGTTTGGAAAACTGCGTATGAGAGCGTTAACGGTAACGGTGTGACTCTTTGTACCCTCCCATGTATTAAAACCCCTTAAATCGTCTCTAATGTGCCTCTATGGGAATCGTGTGAAAAAAGTATATGTAGATTTTGAGGTCTTTTACAGCCGTTGATATCCCCTGCCCAAATCTCAACCGAAAGTCAATCTCAGAACCTTAGTGTCATTTATACACTAACTATCTTTAGTTCATAGTGTCATTGTGACCTATTATGCGTACATATATTATGCGTGCATAGTGTTTTACTTAGTGTCATTAATACACTGACTAATATTTCCTTAGTGTCATTTGCACACTAACTGTCTATACAAAAAATTTCTGACAATTCAAAATATATACTGTTAAAATTTCATAACAAAACAAAACCGAAAGTACATACAAAAATATTTGACAATTCAAAGGAAATTAACAAATATTAACAATTATAAGCCCTTATTTAGAATCATTCTTTATTACTAAAAAAATGAAAATAATTGCTAAAAAGTTTGGTATATCCATACAATGTGCGTATATTTGATATATGAAATAACGAAAGAAAAAATATCAAAAATGCCTCAGATAGAGGAACGGACTAAGTGTACGGGGTGAATAACTATGCAGTAACCCTTAATGATTAGTAAGCATTGTGTTAAGCAAGCTAACAAAAGAAGAACGTCCAATCCACAATTTGAGAACCGACACCTAGTAATAGGGTGGCTAACGGGGACATAGTATACCTACGCTAAATAGAGCTTGGTAGTACGAATGATGTAAGGGCGGAACGTCCACAAACCTAGTATATGCAATGAAAACGGCATACAATACACATAATAGGGTGCAATTCGTCAAGCAGTAAAAAAGCGAAAGGGTACGTTTGAAAGGTAGTACACTCTAGGGTAACATTAATAAAAAACCCGAATAGAAAAACGCATTTAAAAACTTGTATGCTTTGTTTATGACAAAGTAGATAACAAGGCGTAACATCTATACTAAAGACATCTAATAGATTGATAGTCAGCGTGAGAACGTGTAATCTGATAAGGTTGCGGAATTGAATTGAATTGCAGTGCGAACAATAGTAACACAAGGCAAGGAGAAAAGAGTACATTACTTTCGAAAAAACAAGGTGGCGAATGTAACCTATAACAAGGTAGGCATCTAAGCAGGGCAGGTCTGCACGTCATCTCTAACCAATAAATATATATCAATTATGGCTACAAAGAAAGCCCCAACAAAGACGACTAAGGTCGCAAAGGTGTCCAATGGACAGAAAAAAACTACAACTAAGGTAGTAACAGTTAAGAAGTCTAATGAAAAAACTGAAGTAGTAAGGTATCTAAAGGAAGGTATCACAGGTAAACAGATGATGCAATCTATATTCGATGCAAACAATGTAAGCAAGGCAGAGGTCAAGTCTATATCGTGGTGTATGAAACAAGCAATCAAGGTAGGGAAGCCAGTCTTTGACAACATCAAAGGTTTCAAAAAGACAGACATCAAGCCTGCTGCGTTGCTCGAACACAGGTCTGCACACAGGGTAGGTAAGGAGACATTTTCAGTATATGAAGTATTGATGATGATTAAGAAAATGTACCAAGTGAAATAATCACAGGGCACGTACGAAAAGGGCATTAGGTAAATAGGATAAGCAGGAGTTCAAGTCTCCCTATTGCCCCTAACCAATATATAATCAAATGAAAAAAGCAAACGCTTCAAAAACTACAACCAAGATTGTAGACGTAACAGACCTAAAGGGTGCTATGGGTATCCAATGGAAAGTTGAAAAGGTAATCGAGGGAGGTAACTCGGCTATAGTTAGAGAACATGTAGGGGGTATGCCTTCAGAAAGAACGGCTTATGCCTGGAAAGATAGCCAGGGTAACTTCGTACCATTACAGACAAAGAAAACAAAGGTAGGACTAATAACATCAAGGATATGAGTTTAGCATACACAACAAAAGGTAAGGTACAAAAGACCACGACAAAGATAGTCAATGCTAAGCCAAATGATTACAGACCGATCCGTAGAGATGGTAACAAAGAACTATGGGCAAGGTTTGTCAATGGTGTTATAGTAGAGGAGAAGTGGAAAAGAATTAATTACAAACACTGGTATTAAGATGACTTATACAGAATTAAAAGCAGATATAGAAAAAGCAAAAAGGTGTATTGAAAACTTTGAGTTTAATCTTGATAACTTATTGATAGAGGACGCTGAAAGTGTAGAGTTGCACTGTATGCTTGACCAATTAAGCGCTATGGAAGAGATGCTTGAAACAATGCTCCCTGAAGAATGAGAGAAGATATTAAAATACTGATAGTAGCGATGATTACTACGCTTATTGTGTATACAGTAGGTGTAGTTCTTTACTCGCTTTACATGAGAATCAACATGGTTGGACTAATTTTGGTGGGTGTGTTTAGCACATTCGTTGTTACGATGTTCAGTCTATTAGCAATCTATATAAATCCAAACAAATGAAAAACAGAACATTTAAGTTAGAGAACATCATAGTGCTATCAATAGCATTAGGAATGGTAGTGACTGTTGTCACGATGATAGCAACACATTAAGAAATTACAACAGGAGGTGAAGAAGGATAGGGACGAGATGAAAGACTCGTTTCTTGTAGTAATATAGGTCAAACCTATGACCTTGTTGACGCAGTAGGAAAGCAGAAATGCTTATACGATTTGAGAGAACGCTGATAAGACAAAAGAAAGGCAAGTGTTTAAAAGACATATTCTGTTACACCGACTATAGGTGTGCAGTTTGGGAAAGCATTGTACGGCATCCGAACAATGTATAACCTTGCCAAGTGTACCCTTGATATGACATTCGAGAGGGCAGGAAGTTAAATGTACACTTAGGAGTTGTCGGCTAGACCATTTGAAGTATGCAGTTGCAAATGCATGTGGATGATGGTGCTAAAATTCAAAAACAAATTAATATGCCTAGTAAGAAAAAAAGAGCCTTGAATGGCTTTGAGATGCACATGATTAGTGAAGCACTAAAGATGTACCAGGAAGAACAATGTAAAGGGATTAGAGACATCATCAAGGGTGGTAACAATCCTATAATGACTGAGGGGTTCATCATCATGGAGGTTGAACAGTTAAAAGACAAATTAAAAGACTTATAATGGAGACGGTTCGCGTTACTCAACAACAAATTCAAGACGCTTGTAAGAAGCAAGTGTATAGGAATAAGAAGAAGTATTACCGTAAAGTAAAGCATAAGAACAATGAAATATAACGTAGACTTAGAAAGAGAGTGTGACTTAACACAAATCAGTATAGCAGCAGCTGAGATGAACTCTGTGTTGGCTTTAATTGAACTCAGTAGAAACAATGAGGTTGAGTTCTATAGATATGTAGCATACGCCAAAGAACTACAAGGTGGGTTAAGAAAGATGGAGTTAGCATTGAAAACTAAATTACTTATAGCAAATGATAAAGATTAAATGGTGGTGGGCTTCAATATATGTAGTCACAGTTTTAGTTCATGCAATATTTAAGGATATACAGATGGCTACTTATGTAGGTATGCTGTTCATATTATGTGGTAAAGCATTAGGAGAATAACAATAGGGGTAGCCGAAAACCTTACAGAGTAGGCAATACAAAAACCAATACAAATGGATAAATATTCATTAAATAAGAAGTGGTTTGTACCACGAGAAGAGAACATTGAACAGGAAGGGTTCTCTACATTTCTAGTTCTAAAGAAAGTGTTAATACACATCAAAGACCACTTTCAGCAACTACCTGGTGGCAAGATAGACTTGAACACTATAACTATGAAAATCAACCAGCCTTATGCGATCATTGTGAAAGACCTAGAGGATTTAGCAATCTTCTTTGAAGAAAGGATTGATGAAGATAGTGGCGC